AACGGTATGGCAAGGAAAGATATCTGGATACCCTTAATAACGCCCTAGAAGGGCAGGGGATGAAGTTTGAGAGACTAACTAGGGGTAGCAAGTACATATGCGACAAAGTTGGCAAAGAAACAGTTATGCGGTATAATAGAGATATAATCTCTTATGCAGAGATATTTACAGGGGAGTACTCTGTAACTTACGACCAAGAAAAGGAATGGGTATGACAAAAGACGAAGCAGTACAAATTATGATGGCCAGCATTAACGGAGATAACCTAGCACTTGGACTCCAGGCTGGACTAGAAGAAAGCGCACTAAAGGCACAGATTGACCAGAGTCAGCCAAGCCTTGTGTTTATGATGGGTAATATTTATGACAAGTTAAAAGAAGGTGGCGTAATTGGCTAAGTATCAGTATCGTCCGATTCTAGAAAAGATCTCAGAGTCCTATTTGGAGAATGCCAAAACAGAGTACAAACCAGGTTTTGACATTGAGGCAAATATTCGACTTGTCATTGAAGCAGACACCCAAGAGTTAGCAGATCTATCTCGCTATGGGTTTGTTGATATACGTATGTGGGAGTTAGTAGATGAAGGTTAACCTTCTTTACCCCGAAATTTATGAGATCGAAGATTTTGTAACTGTTGAACAGCAGGAAAAGGTTTTGGCATATTGTGCAAACCTTAAAGACTCAGACTGGGTTTCAAATGATGTATATGTCTCAGATTTTTTTAAAGATAAAGTAGTCAATCAAAATAAACTAGATGCTTTTACTGAGATTAACGAAAAGATAAAAACCCTTGTTCACGATTGCTACATGCTGCATCCAGTTAACCTAATAAGACATTTAGAAAATGATTTTATGTATCCACACACAGATGACCACAAGGATAATGAGCAAGCAAACGAAAGAAAGACTTATTCTAGATATGGGATAGTTATTTATTATAATGATGACTACCAAGGCGGAGAGATCACCTATCCAAACCTTGGTATCGTTCATAAGCCAAAGGCTAGATCGCTACTGATTCATTCTGGTAAGCATCTTCATGGAACAACCAAGGTTATAGGCAACTTGCCTAGATATTGTTCAACAACATTTTTTATTGGAAACAAAGATCATCATCCAGCGTTAAATGAAAGTGTTTTTGGATATGTACCAGAAGATACTGAGTATCAGTACTACTAAGAGTTTCTTATAAACTTTGCTATGTCGTGTGAGGCACCATGATAAGTACCGTGGAATTTTTTCTCTACTTGATCTGCAATAGCAAACCTTAATTTCTGTTCAATCTGAAATAGCAAAACTTGTTGTACTTGTTCTGGAGTTAACTCGTTATCCATTTTTGCAACTACAATCTGTGCAACAGGTTTCTGAAAATAATTTTACAGCCAGGTTTTCATATTCTGGTCTTCCTAGATCTTCCCAAAACTTTTCTCTACCCATTGCATCTGTTTCTAGCATAGGCTTAGATTCGAACTGTAATTCGTTGTCCCAGGAATTTTCTAGATTGTCTAGGATTCCCATGTTACTCCTCTATTACAGGTGGCTTTGAACTGTGAGATGTTGTGCATGTGCAGGCATCGCAGCACATTGGTCCATCATAGGTTGATTCGGTCATGAATCCATTATATCACAATTCTGAAAAATTCTGTAAAACCCAAATAGCCTAAAATCTGAATATTTTGTTCAGATGTATGATACGTGTTATATACAAAAATACACAAAAAAAATAGTGCGCCCATAAAAGACGCACCAAATATTTTGTGTTATAAAGTAATAATGCCTATGACCACGCATATACCGACACCAACAAATGCTGGCCATGGTCCACTTGCTAAAGCATCATCTGCCCAGTCTGTAATATTTCCAAAGAAGTCTGACACTGAGTCCAATGTATTTCCAAAAAAATCGCTTATCATTTTAGTTCTTACCTTTCGTTTAGTAGTTATATTTTAACTATCTAATACTGGAAGTATATCAGGATAGACTGACATAATCAAGCCGACACGCCGTATGTAGTGCCATTGTCTATGTGATACGGCTCACATTGATCTCCTAGGAAAAAGTTATCCACAGGGGTGTGTATAACCTATGTGATGTTTATCACAAAAATACTTTTCCGACACGCCCGAAAAACACCCTAAAATGTCAGACCCCCCTGCTATACTTACAGTATCAAGAAAAAATGAGGTAAAGAAATCCTCTAAAGAAAGGTGGTCTAAAATGACTACACTAACAATAACAAAATGCTCAGAGTTTTCAGAGCATAACCCTATGAAATCTGCTATCTCAGAAATTGGAGATGAGCAATTTACTTTCTGCCAAGATTGTGAAAATAACATTGAGCGTTGGTATGATGATACCGACCCTGAGCGACTACCTATGTGGTCAAGATGGAAGGTGTCTAAATGAGTATTTGGACTAAGTTCGCTACTGTAAGCGACTACCCTAAAGGGCTAATGAACTTATGCCCTTGCGGTCAGGTTGTATTAGCCCCCGCCCTGTATCACGAAGGGCAACCTTATTGGGAAAATCCTAACAAGTGTAAAGAATTATTTGAGGAGTTAAATAAATGAGTACCTATGTAAACCTTGCCTCTGTTTGTGGCAAATCTTCTGCCTCTGTTGATGTCTATGATGTAGACCTTAACCCTCACGGCGTTATCTGTTGCGATAACTGTGAGTCAATTATCCTATGCCGTAAGGCTTGGGATTTTCTTTATAAGGTAGGTAAGTAAATGGATAAGCAAGATAAAAGAGATTTAGCGTATAAGTTAGCATTAGAAAAGTATGGCGATAATGCCTATGTCGCTCTATGGGGTAGTGCTGGTGTACTACTTAGCGATAAAGATTTAGATGTAATGATAAAAGTAATGGAGAAATAAAAATGAAAACACTTCAAGAAAAATTAGATGAAAGCGCATTAGCGTTAGAGCCAATACTTTGGGAATTACTAAATGAAATTGAGGAAAATAAATGAGTAACTTTTTTATAAGTGGTAACGCATTGTTTTGGTTTTCTTTTATTTGTTTATTCTATGGATCTTATTTATTCGTGAAGGGCGAATAAAAACACCTAGGGGGTTATCCACAGGGGGTGTGTATAACTAATGTGTTTAAGGTCACACTTTTATTTCCCCGATTTACGGCGTGTCGATTTGCTTTTTTGAGATTTCTTTGCTATAATTCTCTTATACAATTAAATAATGACTAATCGGGTAATGAGCCTGAGCAAATAAGTGTGATTAGTATCACAATGAGCCTCAGCAAATAAGTGCCCAATTTGTCAGCCCCCTCTGATAAGATAGTCTTATCAACTTAACGAAAGGAAGTCACTAAATGACTTACACTATAACACTTGAAACCTTTAGCGGTTCAACTAAAAAAATCAACCTTGCCTCTAAAGGTGCGGTTGCTCAATTCATCTCAACTTATCCAACTCAACTACCCGTTGGCGTTGCGGTTAAAGTATCCTGCGACCAATTAGGCGTTAGCGGAACACTAAGAGGAAAGGCGGTTCTCTAATGATAAACTCAGTAATGACAATTCCTTGCGAGGAATGTAATTCAACGGGCTTAATCTTTTTTGGAAACAATGAGGATTTTGATGTAGAAACTTGCGTATGCGATTTTGGCATTGAACAAGACTTAAACTTATTTAACACACCCGAAGCAAACTAAAAGAATAGGAAATAAAATAAATGACTAAAATAGAACACTCTCTAAAATTCGTCACAGAATTTGACGAAACTCACCCAATAGGAGCGCAAGCCCTTGCTATCCCCCACTCAGATTTAATAGAAATGCTTGAAGGTATGCTAAAAGAATTATTGGTTCCTAAATTACAGCCTGCCCTTGATGAAATAAATGAGCGTGGGTCCTACGCAATTCTAAAGGTGGCCGAATAATGAGCGATTACTTAGACTACATAGATGAAATCTACGAGGAATTAGTAGATGAATTTGGACACGAAATAGAAAGCGAGTGTGCTCACAAATGATGACACGAAAAGACTATGTCGCAACTGCTGAAATTCTTAGCAATTACTTTGCTACCTCTGTTTTTGATGAGCAAGGAGAAATGCTATTCGCTGATTTAGTAGATGAATTTTCTCTAATGTTTGAAACAGATAATCCAAGATTTGACGCAACTAAATTTGCGCTTGCTTGCTATAAAGAATTAGCGGGTGTGTAATGATTTTAGATAATGGAACACTAATCGCAATTGTAATTGCTTTGGCTGGATCTCTTTCAATGATGTTATTATTTTGGAAACAAAATGTAGAACAACAAAAAGAAATTCGCAGACTTCAAGTTTCTTTGCGAACTGAACGACTTAAAAAATAAAATAAATTCCTGAGCAAGAATAAAAACTGCTCAAAAATTTCCTAGGCGATTTACCTAGCGTGTCGTCCACAGGCTGTGGATAACTTACGTACGATGTGATTTTTCTCACAGAGTTTGAGCGTCTCAATATTTAAGATTACTCGTTAGTAGGTTGATAATTTAAGAGTAATAGGCTAAACTTACATAGTAAGAAAAAATAAATAAAAGAAAGTCAGTTTTGCTACGGCGTGTCTGCCAAGAAATGTCAGACCCCTATGGTAGGATTGAATTATCAACAACAAAGAAAGCAGGTTGCTAATGTCAGCAAAACCTTACACAGTAGAAACCCTATTAGAGGGAAAGCACTATCGCTCACACTCACGCCACTTAGAAGGCACTATCCAAGAAGCAAGCAAGTCAGACGCTTGGTATGGTTCAGAATTCCAAGCATACAAAATTCGTGTGCGCCCTACTTATTCGGTAGGTAGTTTATTGCTCAAAGATTTTTGGGCAACAGTAGTAGTTAAGGTTGGTGAGTAATGATAAAAGAATATTTAGATGAAACCGAATTCTATTTAATAAAAGATGAAATAAAATTTCATTGTGACGAGCAACAGTTTATTTATGTCTGTAAAGAACACGGAGAAACTATGGGTTGCTACTTTTGCGAATTTAACTATGATGAGAATTGCGAGGAGCAACACTAATGAATAACGAATACCTATACTCAATAACCGCAACCTATGATAGCGCAACCGCACCGCATTGGGTTGGTCGCTACTCAGAAGCAATTAGCGCAGTGACCGAATGGAATAAAATAACGGATTGGGGATTTGCTGATGAATACGCAACCTACAATTTCTCAGAGCCTTCAGGTAAAATGACTACTAAGATTTTTTATCGTGACGGAAAGGTCGGTGGAAAGTAATGGAAACTTTTGAATTTCTAACCTACATAGATGTCCAAGCAGAAAACTATGATGAGGCTATTGATGTCTTTCAATTCCAATTAAAGTATGGAATAGATAAAGATAATGTCTATGTCGCAGACATAAAGCAATTAACTAATAACAACGAAAGCGTAGAGGTATAAATAATGGGAAGCGTAACAGCGATTGGATTAGCAGATAGCGTGTTGGACTTAGAAACACAATTAGCGTATCACTTACAGGGTAATCACTATCCACCCGTACCACTTTCTATGGTACAACCTTGTATTGATGCTATTGATGCTTACTATGATGAGGACTATGATAGATTTATTGCTATGCCCGAAGGCGTATTTTATAAGGGTATGAGCCACGCACCTGCCCACGCTATTGTAGACCAACACCACCTATCTTGGTTTATTGACCCAGTAGATGACTATGAGGATGAAGACTAATGATGACTTTAGCCCCCATAGATAAATGCCCTTGCGTTAAACACGATTGTAATAATCAAGACGATTACACAAAAATGGAAGACACTTGCGAAGAGTGTTTTATGGATTGCGTAGAAATGGATGGATGAAATGTCTGATACAATGATTGCTATGGAATTAATTCACGCAGATAACTTAACACCAGATCAGTTAATGGTTGGTGATTTAATCAGAATTGAAAATGATATTGTTGAAGTCATTTCTATTTCTACTGATGGTACAGGAGATAACTATGAAGTAGAAACACAAAATGAATTTGGTGAAAGAGAAGTTGTATTGTATAGTTACACTGATACAATTCCGTTTTATGTTTTTATTGATGAAGAATAGTTAAAAGTAATTTTGTGTGCTTCCCCGCATAAAATTGCCTAGGGTATTTACCTAGCGTGTCGCAGTGTGAGATTAATCACTTTACGTCAATTGACATTTTTCCCCGTGTATGCTAAGATTAACTTATGAAAAAAACAAAAGAGGAATTACGCAGACTTATGGAATTACGCCGTAGCAATGCGGCCTCTGCCGTACCTTCTAAAAAGGCCTACACTCGCAAGGGTAAAAAATGTCAGTCCGAAATGCTATACTTAAAAGAAAACAACTAAGAAAGGTCGCCCCACTATGACATTCGAAAACGATGAAATCTATGATGAATACTACGCAACAACCTGCCCTGAATGTAAAGAAAATGCCGTTGACTCCTATGAAGAAAAATGTACCCATTGCTTACTTGAAGAAATGTCATATACTTATAATGAAGACATTGCCTTAGAGATGAGCCTCGGCCTTGACTACTAAACTAAAAAGATCTAATGATAGAAAGGTGGCTAACCTTGTCACAAAAAATGGAAAACAAGCAGCAATTGCTAATACCTTCGGCCTACCTGCTGGAAAGGCTTTCTCGTGTCCTGGTGCCACTGGTGTTTGTGAAAGCGTATGCTACGCAGGAAAACTCGAAAAGGTCTTCCCTTCCGTAAGGGTTAACCTACTACACAATTGGTCTCTGCTAAAAGACGCAGACTATTTAACTATGCTTAATCTTATTTCTGAGATGATTGCTGAGTTTAAGGCTGATTGTGTAAAAAAGAATGCGCCTATGCTATTCCGTATCCACTGGGACGGAGACTTCTTTAATGATACTTACGCCACCGCCTGGTCCGATGTAATTAAACTTAATGCGGATGTTCAATTTTGGGTGTATACCCGTGTAAAATCTGCAGCGCTTATTCTTAAGGATATTCCTAATCTTAGTTTATATTTCTCTGCTGATAGTGAGAATGTTAAAACTGCCGTCGATCTAAAAATTAATAGCGGTGTTCGTATGGCATACCTTGCTAAGAATTTTGCTATTGGTCAAGCGGATGTAAAAGAAATGATTGGTCGCCCTGCTGCTAAGTGTCCTGAGAATAATAAACAAATTCCACTTATCTCTACTAATGGCTCGGCTTGCGTTTCTTGCTCATTGTGTGTATACTCTAAGAGTGACATAATTTTTTCTGCTACTAAGAAATGAGTATGATGACTAATATAATTATTTTATTATTTACCGCACTATTTTTTTATGTAATGTTTTCGGCACCGTTGTGAAATGGGCCCCCTAGGGGCAAAACTTTTGGTTTGTCAAGTTTAGACACGGGTTTAAGATGTAATTAAGGTCACACCCCAAAACCTCCACAGGATTTGAGATTTTTGAGATTTTTTGCTATACTTAATACATACCCACAACAGAAAGGCAAGACCCAAATGACACTACACGGATACACCTACCAGATTGGTGATTTATTCACAACAAGCAAGACAGGCGTTACAGGTCGTATCGCAGGTTTTACACCAATGTCTAATAAGGTTACCAGAGTTAGTCTGATTTTGGCAAATGGCGCACAACGCCTTGCTATGGTCAAGACAAGCAAATAATCTCACTATTTGAGAAATCTCAAAACAGATTTGACATTTTACCCAAAAAATGTCATAATTATACAGTAAGCAAAACCCTAACAGAAAGAAGGAAATAATGTCAGTAGCAACCGCAACTTACAAGGTCGGAGACCTATACACAACTCAAAAATCAAAGGTGACAGGAACGATTACAGAAATCACTCCTAATCCAAATGGTCAGAGTGTTCGTGTAAAGTTAGATGTAAATGGCGCAGTTCGTTATACAACTTGGACAGCGAAGTAATCTAATTACTAATTCCTGAGCAAGAATAAAAACTGCTCACACAATTTGTCAGAGCAAAGTGCTATGATAGAACCCCCACTAAAAGAAAAGGAAACAGACCCAATGGCAAGAGGAAAAGCAATTAGCGTAAAGATACCAACACAAAGAGTTATCAACGCTTTAGAAACTAAGTTAGCAGAATTACAGGCTAACTACAAAACACAAGATGAGAACGAAGCAAAGTTCCAAGAAGCACAAAAGGCTTGGAACGAACAATTAGTAAGTTATGCTATTAGTCAAATCTCAAAGGCAGAAAATCTACGCACTAACTATCGTGAGTGGAACAAAACTCTCAATGTTGATTTTGACATCAAGGTAGAAAGCGGAACAAACTTTCCTGCTGAACCTGAGCGTGACTTTGAGCAAATCCACAGACACAACTACAACGAGATGGTAGATGAAATGTCTAACGCAATTCGTATTCTCAAAATGACAGATGAGGAAGTAGTTAGCACCAGCACTTACAATGCGGTTGCTCGTTATCTCTAATTAGATAATTGGGTGGGGTGTAAAAGCCCCACTCATTATCCCCTGGAGTGAGTCAGGCTCGCCTGGGGATCTGATAGGGGTGGGTTCCAGACTAACGGCCGTGCCTACCCCTATCACCCAATTTGTCAGACCCCCATAGTATAATTAATATAAACAAACAGAAAGAAGGCCCCCAATGGGATTAGATATGTATCTAAACGCAAGAAAGCACTTGGCCAAAGTTAATTGGCAAGCCCTACAGGATAATGATGAATTATCTTACAACTCACCTGAAGCAATATATCCTAAGTTTAATGACTTAATGGAAATCACACAACTCACAGACGTAGCAACAGATATCTATGGAGCAAGCGTTGAGGTCACCTGTGCCTATTGGCGCAAGGCTAATCAGATACACGCTTGGTTCGTAAGAGAAGTCCAAAATGGTAATGATAACTGCGGTGAATACTATGTCTCACAAGATAAACTAACAGAACTAAAGGTTATCTGCGAACACGCACTTGAAACTAAGGACCCAAGCCTATTGCCACCACAAGAAGGATTTTTCTTTGGTGGAACAGATATTGATGAATGGTATTGGAACGACCTTACTAATACTATTACTCAGTTAGAGCGAGT